GGTTCAAGCGGGCGCTTCTCAGATTTCAGCCGCCGATAGAGAGAATTACCTTAATAATCTCATGCAAAAGTATATGCAGGGCGCCAGTATCGCCCAAAATATCTATGGAACGGGCGCTCAAGCTGGTGGACAGCTAGCTAGCAATGCGATGAATATGGGCAATCAATCCTCTGAGAACGCTTATAACAAAGCAGCAGCTCCAGGACAGATGTTCGGGAACTTATTAGGATTAGGTACAAGTCTAGGCAAGGGCCAGCAGGTCCATGGGCTACAGCGGGGGCGAAATAATGGCTATTCCTTCGGTAGGAGCACCAGGCGAAGCGCTCATGAAAGGCCTTGAAAGTGGCTCATCGCTCTATCAAAGATTGATGGAACCAAAGCTGCGTAGAGAGACTAATCAGCAAGACTGGATGAAACATTTAAATAATCTAGAAATAGATAAAATGCAGCAAGAAAGGCTTAAGGCGCTTATGCCTTATCAAATAGCACAATTTCAGCAACAAGCTGCCATGCATCCTTTGGAATTAGCCTATAAGCAGGCATCTATACAGAAAGCTATAGCAGATGCAGAAAATGCTAGATTAGAAAACGATCCAGCCGCTCAAATGGCGATGCTGGGGTCTATGATTAATGGGTTTGGAGGTGGAAATAATGTCGCTCCTCCGACAGCCCCTACGGGCGAACAAATGGGATTGGGAGGACAATCAGCTCCTATTCAGGAAGGTCTTCCACAGTCGGCTCCTGAAGGACAATTTGGCGCACCTGTTACCCCCGAGATGATACGTAATGCATTTATTAAAAAGAAATTTGGGGTTGATTTAACACCAAAGGAAAGAAAAGAAACACCTGAAGAAAAAAGAGCTGCAGATTTAGAAACGCATCGATTAAAAAAACAAATTGATAGAGAAGAAAAGTCTGAGACTGATTTAACGAATCCTGTGCGCGCAACAATTGCAAATAATCAGGCTGTGATTGCGGCTTCAAATAACATTATTCCGCAAATCCAAGAATTGAAGCATATGAAAATTCCTAATCAATTAGTGAATATGTATCCAGACCAAAACGCAATGTACCTTGGATAATATAGGGCTGCAAATGGCCTTGCGCTTGAGCGTAATATTTTTCAAGCTCTTGCCCTGATTTTTCATAAGCTCTTTCGGGGTGAAAAAAACTGCTGAACATACCCATTTTTATATCCTTATGGAAATGCCGTAACCGTAGGTTTATACAACGCACCGTTCATCTTAAAAACTAATGTTGGGGGCGACGCATCTGTTGCATACCAAATCGTTCCATCAGGCGCTGTCGCTGATAATGTTGCGATTTGTGCCGAAGTATATTGCGGCGCAGATAATCCGTTATTAAAAGCATTCTCTATCATAGTAAGCGTTGTATTGACTGAGTCAATTAAAATCGATAACCATGATTGAAATTCATCGGAAAAATCATCACTGAAAAGTGGAACAGCATTAATTCTTTCTAAGAATAATGACATTAATTAGCTCCTCCACTTGCTCTGACAACATCTTGCACAGCACCAAGAATAACGATTGGAGCTGAGCTTACGCATATTAATTTGTAGCATCTATTTCGCGATGATGATAATTCATACCATCTCATACGCCATCGATATTGTCCAAGTTGAGAGAACTCTCTTAAGTCAGCAGATGTAAATGTCATTCCTCCATCATCCGAATAATATAATTCAATGTGTGGTTTAAATAATGCGTAATAAGTATTGTCATCATACGTTGGAGTATTACCATCTTCAGCAATAATGAATACTGGTGTCCCATCTACTGCCGCGTCTTCAGTGATTTGAAACACAGGGGTAGAGTCTGGCGCTGCGTCTTCAGTAATAATAAAAACTGTGTTCAGAAAAGGTGCCATGCTTTTATAAAAGGTCATGTCTCCGAACACAAAATCGATTTCAACA